AAGTTTTAGCACTAACTTAAAGAGGAGCTTGGTAGCGACTGAGAAAACCCTACAAACAGCTTTGATTCTGCGACGGATTTTGCTGCTCAATATTTTTTTCATATCGTTATCTAGTACCAATTGTTGCGGGAACGATTCGATAAATACCCGTCCATTCTGGGTATCCACTCCTTTTTATAATCTCTAGCGTCTGGCCATTTAACGTATGTACCTTCAGTGGCATTGTCTAGTTCTGCTGCTGGTTCTGCAGCCTGTGGTTTTGTAATAACTCTACCAGTTTTGACTATCGCTTCCATCTCATCTGCTAATAACTCCAGATCATTGTTAAAGAGCTTCATAGCAGCAAGCGCATAAACTGTGCAGTCTAGCACTTCATTTCTAGTATAGGTTTTGACCCATTCACGTTTAGCCGCACCTTTACCGAATCTGGTGACTTGCTTCTCTGCTGTCAGCTGACGAAAATACTCAATGTCACGAGCAAGAGGAAAATGGCAGTAGCCTGGGCCTGGTTCTGTAAGACGAAGGCGGCTGTAGATGACTTCTTTTGCGGTGTCAGTGCCTATCGGATAAAGTCTCAACCCGTAACGATTGCTTTTGCTTGCTCTGCCGACTATTGGCTTTCCAGGTAGTGATGCACCTTTTATAGCAAAGATATTACGTAAACCACGACTCTTACAAAACTCGTAGACAGCTTGAGTATGGTGGCCGCCTGAGTCTATGCATGCAGACTTTATATCCAATAGAATACCTGTAGCACTACGTATTGGCCTCAAGAGATACGTGTCTAAAACATCCCAGACGTGACTCTCAGCTGGGTTTCCGTAGAGAATTCGGTAATCGAGAGACCAGCACTCTTCTTGTCTGCCCCAGCCTTTTAACTCTACCTCAAGTCGATCTCCTTGCACGTCAATACCAGCTGTCACAAGCACTACTTCTTTTGGTGCCGCTTGACCCCAGTCCTCACGTCTCTGGAACAGCACGTCAGCTTCAACAGTTTCTCCATCTTCTTCCCATGGCTCACCTAGAGATGTATTGACCCAAGTCTTTAGCGTCTCTGGTAAAAGCTTCGCACGTAAAAACTCTCTTGCCATCTCAGCAAACGAGACCCATGGTGAATAGAGCTCGTTTAAGTGAAAGCCAGCTATGCCAGCAAATGGTTTATCTGCTACCCAACGGCCAAGATTCAGCATCTTTGCTTTGTCTGCATCTCTGATTATGCAATCATTGTGCTCGCAAACGTAATGAGCCGTCTCTGGCTTGTGCTGCGTCTTGTCGAATTCGTCTTTGCTGCTCTCCCATTTTACTTGTGACCACTTGAGTGTTTGGTATTTGTTGCAGTGCGGACATGGTACGTGATAGTGTCTCTGGTCGCTCTGTAGGTAAGCTGCCTCAATACGGCTAGTGCCTTTAGTGGTTGGCGTAGATGTCAGCAACACCTTTTTATTCCAAAAGGTCACCGTGCGCTTTCTGGCTAATGATACAGGATCGCCTTCAGTACCGGCTGAGCTTGGATATCTATCTACCTCGTCGCATAGCACTATACGAATTGGCCTACTTGCTAGCCCTACAGGTGAGTTTGCACCTACTATAGAAATGTGCCCGCCTGCAAATGATTTATGCAGCAGGGTGTTGCCGCTATCTCTTGAGCGTGGATCTTTTACCAAGCCGCTCAAGACCTTGGTATCACGAAGCATAGGTGCAAATCTGTCCTTGCTCCATGATTCTGCCATCTCTAAAGTTGGTTCCAGAAGTAATATTGGAGCTGGATCCAAATGGATATGATAGCCAATGATGTTGTTTATTATCTCTGTCTTACCAACTTGTGCGGATGACATGATAACAAGCTCTGTCACTCTCGAATCAGACCATGCATCCATTATCTCCCGTTGATACGGGGCTCTGTTTGTGTTCCATCTACCAGGCTCGGCACTTGATTCATTGCTCAAAGATCTATACTGGTCAGCCCACTGACTAACGGTTGTGTTTGGAGGTGGTGCTACTTTGCGTGTTGAACTGAGTGTTGTATTTGGCTTTTTTTCTTTCATGATTCGTTTTCTATTGGCTTATAAGCTGACATCATTTTCTTTTATTGAATGGTTATGCTTTCTGCTCTGAAGGTAACGGATGTAGCTTGTCAAACAACCAACGAGATCATATTTGCCGTCTTTCGGCTTAGGTATTATTCCATCGTGTGACAACTGCTGTACTCTGCGCCGTGTAACGTTGAGCAGCTTTGCAACGATATGGACTGTTTGTCTAGCCATGTGTTCTGCTTTCTTTCATTTGCTCGAATGTTTGATCGGTGCCGCTGAGAGTAGCCGATTTGCCTGTAAACTCTTGCCATCTCTTTATGATTACGTCGCAGTACTTTGGATCAAGCTCAATTGCTCTACAGACCCGCTTTGTCTTCTCACATGCAATCACAGTAGAGCCAGAGCCACAAAAGCTGTCTAGAACAATTTCACCTGATTTGCTTGAGTTCTTAATGGCTTGGGCTACTAGCTCTACTGGTTTCATGGTAGGGTGCAAAGTGCAGGCATCTGTCTTATCGAAAGACCAGAGATCTGATTGATCTCTCGCACCACACCAGAAATGTTTTTTGTCCTTTGGCCAACCGTATAGCATGACTTCATACTGTCTTTGATAGTCACTGCCACCTACACAGAAGTGACTCTTGCCCCATACGATAAAGGTTGACCAGTAGCCACCTGCTCGTTCAAACGCTCTATGTAGGGTGTCAAGCTCAGAAGAAGCCATAAAGATGTAAATGGCACCCTTGCAATGAGTTATCAGATGTGCACTGACCGTGTGTAGAAATTCATAGAAGCCAGACTGGAGATTATCGTTTAATATATCCCGCTGCCCTAATTTATTTGCTCGTGTGAGCTTCTGGGCCGTTAAACTGCCACGGTAGTTCACATTGTAAGGAGGATCGGTGAAGACCATGTCCGCTTTTTCACCTGCAAGTAGTGTGTTGTAGTTCTCAGTATTGAGAGCATCGCCGCAGAGTAGCTTATGTGCACCAAGTATCCACACATCACCCAGACGAGAAGTAGGCATAACTGGCGTTGCAAGTGCGAATTTTTTATTCGCCATTGGGTCTTTTCGTAGCTCTTCTTCAAGTGCAGCCTCTAATTCGTAAGAGTCAAAGCCTGTGAGTTCCAAATCAAAGTCAGCTGCCCTTAATTCTTCGAGCTCTGCTTTCAGTCGCTCATTATCCCAGTTCGACTCTTCGTGAGTCCTGTTATCTGATAAGCGGTATGCTTTCACTTGAGCATCAGTTAAGCCAGTTGCTACCTTTACTGGCGCAGATTCATAGCCAAGCTGACGGGCTGCTAACAAGCGGGTATGCCCTGCTAGCACCACCATGTTTTCATCAACTACGATAGGTTGCTGCCAACCGAATTCTTTTATGGATGCTGCCACCTTTGCTACAGCTAGCTCATTGTTTCTTGGATTGCGGGCATAAGGTATTATGCGCTCAAGTGGCGTCTCAAAAACTTCCATGGGTTTATTGATTAATTGTCGTCGAATTCGTCGTCTTCTGATGCCTCATAGGCTTCATCATTCCCTAATGCATTCAGCTCAGGGGCTACAGAAGCTTCAGGTTTATAATTTGACAGCTCAGTTAGTGCCTCATGAACTAGCTTCTTTAAGACCTGTTCTATACCGTGAATGTCTTTTACTCCATTGACAAGAAGGGTTGCACCTCTATATGGCAGAGCCAGCATACGAGATCTAAATGCAAGCAGCATATTTGACAGCTCTCTTTCAACTTGCGTCTTGAGCACATACTTGCCTTTTAGAATTTCATACTCCATCTCCGCATGTAAGCTTTGAGCCTCAAAAAGACGAGCCTTAGCTTTTCTTGCTTTAAAGTTGATTTCCTCATGCTTTGCGGTTTTATCTCTGTATTTGTTATACGCCATGATACAGCCAGCCAGGTTATACTTACCGTGTTCTGGCTTTGGTATTATTCCCTCCTGTGCTAGCTGTTGTACTCTGCGCTCCTTTAAGTTGAGCACTCTTGCAACATCAGCAACGGTTGACATATGGTATGAATTTAGAAACCGCAATGAAATACGAAAAAACCGGGGGCTATTGCGCTTTTAGCCTTTGCATATGTCGTATTTATTGGGCTGAAAGGAAAAAACGCAGCAGTCGAAATTTTCTGTCGCTAGCAAAGACACGAGCTTAGGGTTTCCGCCCCTTATGTACGTAGGAAGGACCCGCGTTTTTGTCTGCAAAATTTTGAGTGAAAATCAGAGAAAAAATCATAATAATTTATCATCTTGTTGTGTGGTTGGTTGTTGAACACACTTCCGTTAATCTTACACTGAATTCTAGTAAAAAATCGCTACAATCGCTACTGCTAAAATCGCTACTTTCGCTACTTTCGCTACTTAAGTTTTTAAATCTTGCTATTCAGCTGGTCGACAATCTTTGTAAGCGCACGCCTCCATTTACCTGATGCACCAGCTGGACTAAGACCAAACTCCCAACAGATACTCTTCCACGACATCCTGGCACCATGCATCCAAACAATCTTACGTTCTTCTACCGTAAGCCATCTCATCCATTTAAGTACCTCCTCCAGTCTTGCGATGGCATCTGGCGTTGCTTTTAGTCTAATAGGTCCCGCTTCCATTAACAGTAACTCAACTTCCGTACGCTTGATGTAAGGCCACGTATTGAAGTAACCCTGCACTGTAACAGGTGGTAATTTGCGCATAGTCGATATGGCTTCCCTAATACGCTCTGCTGCAGCTTTATTGTCCATGTTGTTTGATTAGGTTTGTGCTGTGTACTTTACCAGTTCTGTGCATGGCGAAATAAAGCAGTGCCAACGCATCTGCTTCGTTGTCGTCTGTTGGGTTGTGGCCTATGGTTTTAAGGCTTCTGATCACGTCCTCTTTGCTTGCATTGCCACGACCTGATATGAAGAGCTTGATTGTTCCAACTGGCACTCCGAAGTAAGGAATTCTGTAGCGTTCACACAACTCAGAGACATGACTTAAAAGCCCACCATAGACGTGTGCAGCATATGTGCCATCATGCCGATATACTGCTTCAAAATACACAGCGTCTATCTTCTCTGGTGATTCTAGCATTGCTTTCAGCCATGATCTAAACCGTAGATATCTCATGCCATTACCGTCACCCTTCCTTAGTGGAAAGTGTGCTGTGCCGCTTGTGATTTGACCGTCTGCGTGCTGTAAAGCCCAGCCTGTATGCGTGCCAAGATCTATGCTGAGTATGGTCGGTAAATTGCTCATTGTGTTTTCAAAGGTTGGTAGTATAAAAATTGCTGGCATGGTAAGTGCTTTGTTTCCATCCTAGCTCCGTGAGCAAGGTGTATGCTCAGAATTAAGACGGGCTCTAAAACGTCCGCAAATGGCTCTAAAAAGCGTAAATCCGGATGGCCGGCTACTAGTTGTAGCTCTCACACCCAAAATGCTTTCTAATGCCTTTAAAATGACTCCCTTCTGTAAATCTTTCATTGCGTCCTAAAAAATTAGTGTTATAAAATGTGGCGGGTGAGTATCTGAAGCCAACAAACCTTCTACACATTCTCACCCATCACTTCTGCGCTGCCACTTTTTTCTTACTACATCACTGCTTACCTCACACCATTTGCTATCTACTTTATCAATGAGTTTTGGTTTGATAGTTCTACTGTTATGCGCACGGTTTTTGAGTCCAAAGTAAAGCATTCTGCGGGTAGGGTGGCCACCTGCACTAAGCATACGAATGTCACAAGAAGAGAGATACGTTGCCTCTCTAAACTCGTATAGCATATCTTGTTCCTTTTGCTGCTGCATGTGACGAACAAGCATGATTCCACAAACAGGATTCACAGCCTTACGCACAATCTCCAGCTTGTCTCGCTCAAAGTCTTGCATGTCTCTGGTTTTGTTTGCTGACTCAACTGATTCGATAGTCTCGATAGCAATGATGTCCACTCTTGCGTTAGGAAAAGCACATAAGATCGAATGACTCAACTTGTCCGTGCCGCCCTTGTGCAAAAGTGCGTCAGCATCTGATGAGATGATCAGATTACCCCCAGCAAGTTTTTTCACTGCAGTTATGCATTGCTTTTCAGTCCTACCTTGCAAATAAAACACCCTAAGCGGACGTGGTGGACTCATACCAAGAAATGACTCACCCACTGCCATATGAGCAAGCCAGTGAAGAGCAAAGTTAGTTTGCTCTACGCCATAAATGCCCCCAAATGTGATAGTGCCGCCTGATGTTAAAACGCCTGGTGATATGATGTCGTTCGGTGAGTTCATGTTTATGTGACTCTTGAGTGCTCTCCTTCCCAGTAGTGTTTTGATATGAATGGTGTTAGTCATAATCTGCTTGCCTGTAATTGTGCTTCTTTTCTCAGCCTTGGCAGCAAAACTTCTTTCTTGAAATAGTTCTTGAGAAGCATGCTCACGACGTCACTGTCCAGTCTTATGCCACCGCCAGGAGAAGGAGTAATTTTCTTTTTCTGTTCCGGAGTCAGCTCGCTCTCCCAGTCCGGAAACATTAAATCCACCAGCTCATTCATCTGCTTCTCTCGACGCTCGTTTTGCTGTCGCTCTCGAGATTCCATTTCTTTCGCAAGGGCATCTATTTCAGATTCGTATCTGGATTCTATCCACTGCCGACCTTTCTGCAGTACCCCCATGAGTGTGAACAAATGGTTCTTGTATCGCTTGTATGGGTCTGGATTATTCTTCAGCCCCCAGGCGTAGTGGTTGATGGATTCCTGCACGACATCTGGAGTTACCTTGCTGGTTTCGTAGAGTGCTAAAATGTGCTTTTCAGACAGACCTATGTCTGCAAGTGGTGCTATGTCTATCGCTTGCCATTCTGTTGGTAACGTGGTCTGAGTAGTGTTGCTAGTAGTAGTAATATTATTATTATTTATAATACTACTACTATAGGGGGGCTCTGTGTTAGGTTGTGTGTTAGGTTGTGTGTACCGTTTAGATACCGTTTGTGTACCGTTTTCGTAAGCAAGTATGTCAAGAAAAACCTCTTTTGGAATCTCATAAATCACCCATCCATCCCTTCCATCTTTGTATTCTTTCGTTATTAAAAGTCCCCTATTTTTCAATCTGCAAATGGTGTTCTTCACTGAACTGGAGCCGATCTGAGCCATTTCTACTATGCTTGCCAAACTCAACTTTGTAGTCGTTCTATTGCCGCTCATCTGAGCATTAACGTACAGTGCTTTTAGAAGCTTTTTGTAAGTCGCAGGCAAAGAGGAAAAATCCTGAAATTTGTGTACCGTTTGTGTACCGTTAGTGTTAGGTTGCGTGTACCGTTTGTGTACCGTTTCCCAATTTTCGTGTACCGTTTGTGTACCGTTTGTGTCAGGTTCTGTGTACTGTTTGTATACCGTTTGTGTTAGGTTTGGTGTACCGTTTGTGTTAGGTTTGGTGTACCGTTTGTGTACCGTTTCAGCATTTGCGTGTAACGTTTGTATACTGTTTATGCTTTGCACTGGCATAGGTTGCGGACATAGTTTGGACACAGTTTCGATCATTTGAACATCGTTTATGTTCTGCTGAACTTGCTGTTGAGGTTCTGGTTGATGCTCTGTTTGATAGTCCTTTTCTTGGGTTGCTAAAATGGCATTATCTCTACATGTGCCATCTTTTTTTGCCTCCAACATCGCAGCCTTTAAACCGGCCAGTACATCATCCAAGCCTTTCCTATAGTTGTCATCAGAGTCCACGAGGCTAGTCTTGTTGATGGTCTTGTTGCTGTAAAAATTTTGCATATACTACCTCCTTATTGAAGCCATGCTGGCGTGTGCGTATCCTGTGTGTGCAACTGTCGGTGCTGCTGGTATACCTTGTGACGTCATTTTTGGCATCGCTTGCTGCATCACATTTCCGTAACCTATACGCGGCGTAGCACTCACAATCGGCGGTATCTTTGCCGTGTGCTGTTGGCTCATAAGAGCTTGATAGGCTTTATTATCTGCTGTAATAGCCTTCTTGATTATGTTGTATTCTTTGGCATTACGCTTCTCTATCTCAATCTGTCCCACGAATTCAAGGCCATCTAAATCAGCCAGAGACTTGGTCTCACGTAATGCACGTGCCAAATCGCTGTCATCATCCCCTCTTAAGCCTTTTGCTGAGCTCAGAACGTCTTTTATAAATTCACCTGCTATCCTACCGCACTCACTGGTTTTATCGCTGTGTAGGCCAATATAAGTCCGCACCCATCTATTAGCGTACGTACCTGCCAGTATCAAAAATCTTGCATCTAGAAATATATAACCACTTTCAGGTTTGTATGAAGCATATCCGCCAGTACAGCTGTGCTGTATATTGTCGTAGCCTCCCCGTGTTATGTACATCTTGACCTTGGCCATTGTACCTGCTGGTATCAGACTGTAAGTTTTTTGTTCTTTAGTAGGAAATGTGTTCCAAGCCATTTAGTACCTCATTGTTAGTTGATAAATTGTTGATAGGCTCTGCTTCACTTGCAGTTGTAAAATTCAAGTCCAGAGCCTTTTGCATTAACTTGCCCAAATTAGCTTCTTCAGTCGGTGACAGACGACCTGATCTATCTTTGGCTGGATATCTCCACTCGTTATCTGCATTACAGATAAATGCACGACACGGTTGATTTTGTTCATCACGAACATCAATCATTGTCACAGCTATATCAACAATTCCGATTATCTCCGGTGCAATTTTGCTACCTTCCATCTGCACAGACGGTACGAGCTCTCCATTGTCGTTACGCTTTTCATCCAATATGCCTACAAGTATGAGGTTCTTATGGCGTACTTTCTCCAAGTGACTTGCCCATAAGCTTATTTCTTGATTGTATAGACCGTAAACTGGCCGCATGTCACATTTGATAGATCTCTCACTGTATTGGCTCTTGCACCAGTGAAAGCAGGTTCTGGTGATGGCGGTTCCACTATCTATAAATATGGTATCGTACTTGTTCATTACAGAATCATGATGGGATAGTTCGTCGCATATTAGAGCTGTAGCCTCGCGACACTCTGACCATGTACGTGGTCTGATAGCATCACCTTTCCAGCCCCTAACTGAAAGATCGCCTGCCTCAAGATCAAAAAATAAAGTGCTCTCCTCTGGCAAAGTAAGGAGCTGAGACGTCTTGCCAATACCGCTCTTGCCAAATAAACATATTTTGATGCCTTTTCTTTCCTTGATGCGCTCAGCAGCACCTATGATTTTTAGTGAATTCATTGGTTTACCTCATGATTAGCTTTTTCGCACTTTTTCATTGCCATTAAGTCTTTTATGCCTATGATTTGCGGTCTTCGAACCTGATTGTTTAGAGAACTCATAGTTTTATTCCCATTGATTTTTTCATTGACATTATGTTGTTTAGATAGTTGACTAAGAGTCGTGCATATTCTTTCTTGCTGTATAACTCATGGTCAGGTGTATTCAGTAATTTCTCAAGCGGTGTGAAAAACAGGTGGTTCAGGCGCATCGCCTTGATATTTTTTGTGGCACTCATTTTGTTCATAATTTGTTTCTTGCTCATAGATGTCCTCTCATTCCTATTACATGGGGTTTTTTTTAAAAATTTCCGGAAAAATATTTGTAAATGCGAAAATATTTTTCGTGCCTAGCCTCAAGATTGACAAGGCTATTTATCGCTTGTAGTAATATCCAGAGAAAATCCGTATTTTGAAGATTATGCCAAGGAAGCACCTTTACATGTTAGCTGGGGTGAATTATGCAAAACTAAATGAGCAAGACCTGTCTGAGCTAGAAGCTGCTATAATGAAGAATCTAGCTGAGTTTATTAGCTATTTGTGCCCAGTTTTATTCCAAGCAAAAGTCATGGCTACACCTAAGTTCATGATAGGATATTTGTCTGCCTATTTAAGCTCGCTTACTTCAAAATATTTGGGCTTAATAAAAGCTGAGTGGCTAAAAGTAGAGATAGAGGAATTAATATGTACACAGGTAGAATATTCCTATGCTATCTTTTCTAAATACCCTTTAAACGTTCTCTCTGAAGAATGCAGACCAGACTATCTTCAACAATTAAGAAAAGAAATTGGAGGCATTGCAGACTATACCTCAATGCTTATTACAATTTTAGATGCTTCGATAATTTCTCTAGAAATGAATGCAGACAGGAAAAAGCTACTTTCCCCATTGGATCCGGTTTTTGTTTCGAGTATCAGTAAGGCGGTTGAGGAGAGCGTCAAATATAAGAAATATAGCGGCTTGTACATCATTAACCAAACCTTGATGCAGATAGGATGGATAGCAGGATATTATGCACGTCTGGATCCAAAATATGCAGTGCTTGACTACTTGCTGTATATTATCGCATCTATGGATAAGTACATTAAACAGGAGTAAAAAGCGTGAATTTAATGCTTAAGAGATAAATGGCACGCAAAATTGGCTCAGATGCGCGATTTCACTATAAATCTAATAGATTTAGACAGCTGAAAGGATTTGTTGCAGTAGCAAAACATGAAAGCATTAAAAAAGCGGCAGAAGAACTGTGCCTTTCTGCTTCTACAATTACAATTCAGATTCAATCTCTAGAAGAGCAACTTGGAGTAATTTTGTTCACAAGACATCCAAGAAAACTTGAGTTGACTGAGTTTGGTAAAAAATTTTATTCTACCGCAGTTGGTAGATTGCAAGGCATAGACAGTCTATACGAAGAGTTTATTCTCAATAGTGCCGAAGAAAACAAAAATCATATCAAAATTGCTGGTCATCAATTTGTTTTATCGCATCATTTGCCAAGGCATCTAAAATTAATCAAAGAGAAGCATACAGATAAAAAGCTATATTTTGAGATTTACAATATTCCAGTTCAAGAAGGAGTGAGAAAATTAATTGAAGAAGAAGTTGATTTTATTCTTTATGACATTGATCCCTGTAAATATCCAGAGATCTATTCGCAAGAGTGGTTTAGAGAGGAGTATACTCTAGCACTGCCAAGAAATCATCCGTTATCTAAAAAGAGAGATGGCGACATTACTTGGAAAGATTTGTCAATGATTAGCCCGATTAGAACTAGTTGCAATCCTATACAAAAAGAGATTGCAAAATTTATTAAACAAGATGATTTCAATGATTCAATTCATTATATAAATGGCACTTACGAAATATGCAAATACACTTCTGCCATTGACCTTGGAGTCAGTTTTTACCCGAAATCTTACATTTCAGAATTAGAAGAGAGCCTATTTAAAATAAAAGATATTTCCCATTTGCTTGGTTACTACAGAAGTGCCATAGGAATTAAAAAGAATTCCAATATTAAGCCGATCGTGAAAGAACTAATTCTCGAACTCTCCGACAAGTTTGTCTTCTGACCATTGGGATAAAAAATTTTGTCTGAAATAAATAATTTTTTCTGCATCAAAATTATTCTCTTTTGGATTTTTATTTATTCTGGCTTTTATAAAAAATTCTTCAAGAGACATATTAAAAAATCTCGAAACTCTAGCAAGATAGGCCAGAGGCATGCTTTTTTTACAGGTTATATATTCCTGCATTTCAGCTTTGCTAGTTTCTAGGGATTTCATTAGAAAATGAAAGTCGTATTTTTTGTCGTCTAATAATTTTTCAATACATCTAACAATCGCTTCATTTATTCCTATCATGTTTTACCCTTAGCTTGCAAAAACTGTATGAAAAAATGATAACAAAAACAAATTAAAAAGCTAGATTTTATAATAATGGGTGTTATAAATAACCCCTGAAATGACACATAAATTTGTATCTGGCAAAAATTAGGTGGCGTTGTCCATAGGTAGTCCTATGCAGCATCCATCAATATCGAGGGTAATATGAAGAAAATTCTATCGATAGAAGACAATAGTGCAACTTTAAATGATCTAAAAACCGCCATTGATCAATGTGCAATCAATTCTGATGAACTGAAATTTTTATCAATCAATAAAGACTTTGATAAAATTCATTCGAATACAATTTTAAGATTCAATCCAGACCTGATAATTCTAGATATTCGACTCAATGGTAAGTATGACTCTTCGGGGTTGAATATAGCAAGGATTCTTAGAAGCAGTGAAAAGACGAAGCATATTCCCATTGTAATTCTATCTGTACTGGCAGAATATCAAGAAATAGCGGAACGAGAAAAATTATACGATACGTTCTTATTAAAACCTTGTGAAAATGACATGTTGTTGGATTGCGTTTTGAGATTATTGTAGCGTTAAGAATTGAGTGCTCAGAAAATATTATAGAATGCTGATCTTCATAACTCTTAATCTAATTTTGTTATTTTTGATAGATAGAGTTGTTGAGAAAGCTCTTCTAGAAAAAGAGATTGATAAAGACATTGCAATAATACGCGGAGTAGCAAACAACGTCCTTGCTATTGAACACATTACTGAGCGGTTATTATCCAGCGCACTAAGGTCGTTTGAAGATCATTTATTGGTAAAACCAAACCCGTCTAATGAGGAGTTGAAAATCCTGAAAGATAAATTGAATGTCACTAGCCTAATAACTTTTAACAAAAATGGAAGTTATATAAAGTACGCTAAAGGGGGAGTTAAATTCGATAGGGAGATGCACGCAAAGTTAAAACATGTATCTTTGTTCAAAAAACCTTATAGTGCGAGTTACAGAGATCTACAGAGCAAAAGCGGAACCGTACTACAGTTACCATTTTTCCTATCTGCAACAAGAGAATTATTTACAAATAATCAAGTTATCACTAAAGCCGCAGCGGTTTGGCTTGACAGTCTTCAAATGTATCTTTGCGTAACATTTGATGAGGGCTACGTGCACGAGCATTTTGACAACAATTTAAAATCTCACAAAGAATTAATATACATCTCCATAATCACCCCATCTGGCATTCCTCTAATACAAACCACGAAAGATAATTACCAAATAAAATATAAAAACGAAGAGGTAGAGCACTACTCCGAAACACCAGTGGTTCAAAATAATGACAGCATTGAAGTAATATTGCCATTTGGCGGTATTCAGCATGAAAATGGCTCAGCCATCAATAAAGGTTTGGCAAACTCAAATAATGAGTATTTTTATATTTTAAAAGCAGGTTTCTCTAAAAAAGAAATAAGCACACAGCTCATTTCGGTAAGGATAATTTTTAGCATAA